ACAACGCTTCGTTGTCAGCGTCCTCAAGCAAAGCCCCAAGCTGCAGGTCACCCCATCCGATCACCTTTTGAGAAACAGGACCGATCGAAAACGGGAAACACCGGTAGTATCCGGCCGGTGGGAGGTCCACGTAAGAGATCTCGCCCTGGACGGTCCAACCACCCCCATTCGCAGCAGACTCGACCATACGACGCTGACAGAGCGTGTAACCGTTGGTCAGAAACTCACAGAATGTCTGGTGCGTCTGCCAAGTGACCCCCATTGTGCGCTGACGCTTGCGTTTGAACCTGAAGTCGAAAGTGATATCGACCGTGTTCAACAGATCACGCCGGGTGCCGGGCTGGTACGGGCCGCACTCAAACATCTCATCATCGGTGAAACTGTAGTCAGCAGTAGCTTTGGCCGCCCAGTCGGAAATTATGATCCCGTTGGGCGAATGCCACATCGAGGCGGGTGTCGTTCGCATCCGGTCACTGGCGTAATCCCAGCCTTGGGCACCCTCATCGAACACGTAGGGCGACCAAGTTGCGTCAGGAGTAAGTACGTCAATGGCCGACCTGTCCATCCCATCGATGACACCTTGCAGGTCGGTTGTGCACTGCACAAATAGTTCACCAGAGGCAGAATCATACAATGGGTCTGAGATGATCCCGATGAACCTCGGCGCCTGGTACAGCACCGTGCCACTGGCTTGCATGTCGATAAAGTCAATTCGTACCCGTGACCCGATGTAGTCAGAAGGCGTGACTGTGCCGGTGGTCGGAATCAGAGTAAAGAAAGCGAGCGAACTGGCATCTTCGCTCTGTTCAACCTCCACCTTGCCGGTGAGACGGGCGGAATAGTCAACCCCGTCAATCGTCAAGTTGACAGACCATTTCCCAGACGCCCGATTGATCAACGTGTCATCAATTGGAATCGCTTCAATTGGCAGGGATAACGACACTGCCTCATGTGTGTAGAGTTCGATTTCCGCATCAAGCTCAACCGCACGGGTGTTCAACTCAATTGCCGCGTCAAGGTCGATCTCTTCTGATATCTTCAACTCAATTGGCGCAAACAGGCTGACAGGGGGAACCGTGTTCAGTTCGATCTCCACCTCTATATCGACCGCATCAGGTGTTGATGGTGGCGTCAGTCCGAGTTCGGCGTTGTGTGCCGCTAGCCGGGTTTGGCTTAGGGCTGTTGAATAGGTAATGAACTCATCAATTAGCGGGTTGTCTGTCTTGAATTGGTCAGGAAGACTACTGGCAACTAATGGGTTGTGGTCGCCGTTGACGTAAAACATCGACGCCAGCGGGCCGGAATTGGACCCATTAGCAAAATGCGACGTCATGGCGGCGGGGGTGGCTGATACGCTACCAACCTCAACACCATTCAAATACAGCTTAGCAGTTCCGACACCATCATAAGTGACCGCCAGAACATACCACGTGCTAACAGACAACAGTCCAGTTGCAGACAGAATGCTGGTTGGCCCTGACCAGGAGACAGCGCCTGTTGATTGAGTTGCTAGGAAACTACTCGAGTATTGGAATCCAGCTTGATGGTATACCTCTGTTCTATTGACTAGGGTGGCTGGCGTTTTAAACACCACCTCAACAGTGAAGGCTGTTCCACCCTGGCATACATTGCCAGCTCCAGGGGTAGAATAAAAAGCAGCAGTGAAGGCTGTCTGGACAGCATCATTGGCAGCCACAATCCCGGTCGTAAGGGTACCAGATGATGAATAAAAATTGGTTGATGCTGACTGAAACTTGTGCCAATAACTCGGGCTGTCAGCAGTGATCTCTGTTGCCCAGGTCATCAGATCTCATCCGCCGTAAGCGACCACCCAAAGATCGGCCCGTGTGCGGGCTTATCTTCAGACGGAGTGTCGACATGACACACAATCTCGGGGAAATACACGGCCTGGTATATAGTCGCCCCAGACACAGGTGTCAAGATTGCGTTGTCTACGGACATTGACACAGGTGTGGATATCCATTTGTCTCCAACCAACGCACGCCCATAGGGCTCAGAGTCCGTATCAGTTCGGCGTGCGGAGGGTAGGGCAATGGTGGTGCTGGCCGAAAGAATCCCACGGTGTTTGATGCACGAGATCGTAACCGAGCCGTCATAGTTCACGGACCCAAGGCTGGCCGGGATCAGGCCACTGCCCGTGATTGAGGTGCGGAGTTTCCCACTGTAGGTCACACGCTGCCAGCCGCCCCCACCAAGAAACCGCCGCTTTGACTTAGCCTCGATCGCTTCGTACCGTTGGCTGATGTTGGTCATGGCATACACGGGGACGGTCACCCCGCCCACAATCAGTTGGCGCACCGTGTCACTCATGCCCTGGTTCCCCGTCTCATGTTCTCTCTGTTGAGTGCGGAGCGGAGATCCCCGACCCCGCCACCCGAAATAGTTGCTTCGTACTGCTGACCGTTAAGGTTGAAGATTATCGGCGCCCCGGTTGCTGCAGGGGAGGATGCACCCGGCACCCTGACAGCCCCACCACTGGCGAACCGGGGCATGTTCATACGGTTGAGTCTATCTAGGAAATCAGCCCCGTAGTGGCGCACAGCGGCAGCCCTGACCACATATTCGCCGTTACTCAACCAGGACAGGATCGAATCACTGGTCCCGGACCCCGGTCCAGCGATGTACCCGCCGGACGCATTGTTCGCAGCAGCCTCACCCAGAGCAGCCCCCGCAGGTGTTGCTGTTGCCACGGGCAACAGCAGAGTCGGCAGCTGGTTGATTGCATCTTGCACCAACGCATGTGTGCGTTTGGCAGCGGCAATAGCCTGCTCGTCGTTTGTCTCAATGGTGGCAAAAGCGGGGTTTTGATCTAAGAACTTCTGCCATATCTCAGGGTAGGGCTCAACGACGGCAACTGCTTCTTGTTCATCGATCTGAATCGCATCAATGTCAATGTCACCAGCGGCATCACCCAGTTCCTTTAGCTTGTCGAGTTGAATGGTGAGATACCCAGTTGACACCTCGCCCGACTTACCCAGGGCATCAACTAGAAGTTTAGCCCTTTCAAGCTTCTGAACGGCATCGTCCGCATCACCACGCTCAATATCTTGACTGATCTCACCCCTCAGTCGGTTGAGTTCGAACACACTGCCCGACACACTTTGATCTTCAATGTCGGTCAGTTGTGGTCCGCTCAACCTTCTCGACAGTTCTTCTATGTCAGCGACAACTTTACGTCGACGTTTCTCAATCGATGTCAGTTGCTCGTTCGCAATCTCTTGCTGCTTGATGACATCTTTGAGTAATTTAGGGACTCCGGTTGCATCCCTGGAAGATATAGCGTTGAGTTCTTGAATTGCGTCTTTTTCTTCCTCTACTTGTTTTAGGAACTGAATCCGATACTTCTCAACCTTATCAGACAATTCATCGTATTCTTCTATCTTCTTTTGCAGGGCTATCCCCAGCAGACTTTTCTGAGACTCCCCTGTTCTGCGAAACCTGTCCTGGAGAACATTCAACTCGTTACCGAGTTTTTTCAACGCATCATCACCGGCTGCCAATGTGGCTACCTCTTCGGCCAACCTTGACTCAAGTAAACTTTGACCCAGTGCACTCAAAGAATCCCCAGTTTCATCCGAAGACTCTTTTATTTTACCAAGACGATCATTGAATTCTTCAGCAGCCTCCGCACCAGTCTTAGTTTGAGTGTCGTAGTAAGCAATTGCAGTACCAAGGGCAAGGATTGCCGTTACCGCAATACCGACGGGACCACCAAGAAACAAGACCGACGCATTCAACGCGCGCATTGCGATGGTGGTTCTGACAGCCGATGCAGCAACAGCGTTGTTGGTAACTATCAATTTTGCATCGGCAGCAACGCGAGCATTCACGGCAGCAACGTGCTTCAGGTTCAGTTGATTGATCGTCCTTTCGAGGGCAACCCTCTGTCCTCCCACAACCCCCAACGTCTTAGCAGACTCCAAGGTGGCACGCTCTGAAGCAAGTTGAGTTGCAATCCTTGCTTCTGTTGCCGCTGCCGCACGAAACTCATCAGTCGCCACCTGGCGTAATGATATAGATTTTGCCTGGTCGGCTTTAATGGTTGCGACGGTTGCTTTTGCATCGTCTAACTTTTGCACCGTGGTCTTTGCCAGAGACACGGCAAACTGGTTGGTCAGGAACGCAACAACGGCACCCCCTGACACAACAACCGCTGTAGCAAAGTCTTCAAAGTTATCGGCCAAAGCCTGGAACGCGAGCGCAATGTCGCGGGTGATGCCGAGTTCTTTGTTCTGCTCACCGACGAACCGCTCAAACTCGTTCTGCAACTGTGTCAGCGACCGGCCGACTGTCAGCGGGAGGGTGTCGAACTCTTCGTTGATCTTCTCAGCTTGCGGCAAGAAATTCTTAAAGAAAAAATCAGTAGTTAATTTTCCCTCGTTAGCAAACTGACGTAGTTCGCCGGCTGTCTTACCGGTAGCGTCCTTCAATCCAAACAGGATACGGCGACCTTGTTCGGCGATACTGTTGAACTCCTGGCCGCGAATTTGACCGCTTGCCAGGGCTTGTGTAAGCTGAAGGGTTGACGCTTTCGCTTCCTGCTGGGTGGACCCGGATATCAGGTAGGACTGGTTGAGTGCTTTGGTGACTTTTAAAAGGTCTTCAGAAGTTGCACCAATCTCCTGAGTCGACGCAGCCAGGTTGCCGTAGATAGCGGCAGTCTGCTCGTATGTCGTGAAGGTACTCTGGGCAATCTCGAAAACTTCTTTCTGGACGGCAGCGAAGTTTTCCGTTTCACCGGAGAGAAGTTTCAGTCGTGATGTTGTGAGCGCATAACCGTCGGCGAGGGCAGTGAGTTGCGCCAAACCACCGATACCGAAGTTGATGCCGGCAAGTGCGATCGCCTGGTTGCGAAGGTCACCAAGGGTCGTCCCGATTCCCTTGAGTTCCTGTTTCGTTTTTGTGAGGGCACCCTTGGTCTCATCTTTTGCGATGATCCTTAAAACTGTTCTCAGGTCAGCCATCGCTTTCTTCCTTCAAGTTTTCTATGGCCGCCAGATACAATCCCCACGGGTAATCGAGTACGTTAGGATGTCCAGCCCGCGCTACGGTTGCAATGGCTCGGTCGAGACCTTTGACCGCATCAGTTCTACCGCCCCGCTCAGGCGACGGTTCATGTCGAAAAAATCGGGGTTTACCTCCCGGCATACGTCCGCGAGTTGCTTGATCTCAGAAGGTCGCCATTCATCCAACGACTCGACGGCAACCGTTGACATTGAACACAGGACTATGAACGGCGTGTCTTCGATCAGCCAGTTTGCCAAAGGATCACTTTGATCCTCGGCGGTAGCCTTCGCCATTTCTCGGACTTGAGCCACTGTTAGCTCATGGACGGTGACCTCCTTGTCACCGATCTTTGCGACTTTCTCAAAAGCCATTATGCAGGCACACCATCAACGTAGACCTGCTCGTAACCATCACGGGTCAGGATGTTGAGGTCAAACACCGCCGTCATCGCATTGTCACGATCCTTGAACGCAAGGTCGCCATTGGGTGCCAGTTCGCACTGCGGAATGTAGACCTCGCGGTTGTCACCCGTGGTGTTATCGGCAACGAACCGCAATGCGCCACGGATGGCACCGGAACCGGCTGACTTCACACGCACACGACTGTTGGCGACCGGGGTGTAGTCAACCTCGATGTCGGTGTCGTCAGCGATACCACCACCGACTACGATATAGATCCGGCCTTCGTCGGCGTTCACAACATAGTCGGTCGTCACGGTGTACGGAGTACCCCCACCGTCTGGTTCAACACCTACGGCAGTTACGTTCTTTACACCGGTTGGATTTGAAGTGCTTGCGCCCAACTGGTAGTAGCGACCCTGTTGGGCAGCAGTAATATCTTCAGCAGCAACGGGGGTTGCGGTCTGAGTGACAGTTTCCGATTCGCCCTGGACAAAGCGGACAAACGAATCGTCGTCCATCGACTTAGTGGACACTTGCCCACCACGGGTAACCTTCTTCACCAAGCTTACCAACGTCTCGGCAACCGGCGTATCACAGGAATCGATTTCGGTTTTTTCAGTCGTGACGTTGAGCGTCAGACTGCAAGTTTCCGGCCAATACTTCTCACCGGTCAGATCACCAGCGGAGTCTTCCGGGTCGAAGTACACATACCCGGCGCCCAGCACAAGGTTAGTCGTTACAGTTTGGGGTGAACTCATCTCTCAGTCCTCAATTATTACCGGTGAGTACCAGTCCAGTTGAAAAAAGCACCGGGAACTCACCGAACCCTGGTGCATAAATTGGGGCGCCCCGTCCCACATAAACCATCGGTTTAAACCCATCAAGGCGCGAACCTCCAAGTGTCGGCCGCCACCCAATCAATGCAGACATCACATCCGCCACGATCACACCGGCTTTATTTGCCGTCGTGTCGACATCGGATGGGTCGGGGGAGTGGTCAACCAGCACCGACACGATCCAATACTGCGTTTCTACCTGATACCCTTCACAACCTGGGTCAGTGATCTCTGCCTCATCAGGCATGACGTAAATCGACGGCAACGGTGGGTGTTTCCGACCCGCGACCTGTGCCTGGTACTTAGCAAATGAGCCTACATCCTGTATGCCTGCAATTTCAGCCAAAAGATGCTCTATCAAGGCAGTCTCTACGACGAAGGGATTCACGTTGCTCATGCTCTACTCTTTTTCTCAAGTTCCATCGATAACTCTTTCGCCAAGAGGTTTTTGAGGTACATCCCGACACCTGGTCGCATCTGTGCGACAATTTGTGCTACCGGGTCGAGGTTCACCGTCTGCTCGACCAACGCGGGCTTGCCCGTCCGTGTGCGCCTATTGGGGTCACGCTTGAAGATCCCCTGGTAGCCGGATTTAAAAGTCGCAACGAACGCACCAGGGAACCGGTGTTTCCCGACCATTGGGGTTTGCCCTGGTTTCCACTTGCGGATCTTACCGACGTAATGTGATTTGACCGGGTTGTAGCCGGCGTAAATCGACGCCTGCGAACTTTGCTTGCCTGCCTTCAGGTCACGCCTGTAGACCCGCTTGCCCCGCGGGAAGTCTATCCCCCTGGCAAGTGCCTTCTGTTGCACGCCGGCCGCAGCAGCACCCCGTCGGATGATCTCTCGATTCGCATACGTGACCGTCTTGCGCACAGCGCGGTTGGCCGCAGCCCGGATCTTCGGTGAAAGCGTGGTGAGGTGGCTAAAGATCCGCTGGATCTCTTTTTCGGACGCATCGATGTAGACGGGCATCAGAGTTCACCCCTGACATACACATACGTCATGCAGAACCCGTCATCTACCGGATCGGTGACCACGGTGAACGTTTTCCCGCGCACCGTCACGGTCTGTCTTGCGACGATGGTCACGTTCTCGATGTCCAGATTCCGCATCATCAGGTACGGGCGCGGGCGCGGGCTTTCAGCGTTCCCTATGACTTGGTCAGGCGCGGGCCATTCGAGGATGGCTTTAACCTCGTCCTGCGCCCCCGTAGGGTCAAAAATGACACCCTCACCAAAAACCCTAACAAGACTTGAATTCAAGCGAGACTGACTGCGGCTATAGGCAGACCAAGGAAAACACACGGGGAACAAAGTGGAAAAATAAGCAGAGTCGCTACCAGATTCAGTAGCAACCATCTGCCCAAGAATGTCTGCTTCGCGGCTGGAGAAGTAGGCAGAGTCAACCCCTGTCTCTTGAGCCGCCATGTCACCTTGTACGGTGACCAACCCCGAAAACGCGGCTGTATCGCTGCCAGATTCCTGCGCTGCCAAGTTACCAACGATGAACACTTTTCCGGTGATAGAAGCGACATCCGCCGCGCTTTCCTGTGCAACAAGAACACCAGTAATAACCGCTGGGACCGTGCCTGAAATCGCCGCAGTATCAGCGCCTGTTTCTTGAACAGCCAGCGAACCGGCAACCTTGACTGTGCCAAGAATGACGCCTGTATCGCTTCCGGCCTCTGTAACGTCAAGCGTGCCAACAATCGGCACATCGCCATCACCGACTATCGCTGCCGTATCTGCGCCGGTCTCTTGGGCTGACAGCGTGCCGGATACGTGAACCTGCCCCGTGATAGCGGCAACGTCTGCGCCTGACTCAATCGCTGAAAGGTCGCCAATTACTTCAACGGTTCCGGTTAGCGCTGCGCTGTCTGTGCCTGTCTCCTGCGCCGCTAACGTGCCCGAAACAGTAACGCTGCCGGATATATCCGCACTGTCTGCCCCGGCCTCTTGGACTGACAGCGTGCCAGCAACAAGCACGCTGCCTGTGATTGCTGCAGTATCTGCCCCGGCCTCTTGTGCGGCCAAGTCGCCTGTAACAGGCACTTCGGCAAACCCGCTAAAGGCTGCGGTATCGCTGCCTGACTCCTGTGCAGAAAGATCGCCAGCGACCGGAACCGACCCTGTTATCGAGGCGCTATCACTGCCTGATTCTTGCGCTTCAAGATCGCCGCTTATGCCGCTGGATACATACTCGTAAGCACCAATACTGTATGTGGCCGACCGTGAGTTCCCGGCGATGTCGTAAGCCAGCTGGGGATAAGTACCGCTTAAATCTGTACCAGCATCATAAATGTCGGCACCAGTGCCCTTTACCGAATAATCATCTGATCCGATTGCAGTGTAATTGTCAGTGTCTGTTATCGATGTGACGCTGTTGGAGCCAGTTATAGATGAGTAGTCCGTTGCATTGTAATCAGACCCGGCGCCCTCGTTATACACCGGATCAGACGAACCGTTACAGTTTGTAATGATGTTGTTTTTAAAGGGCGTTACAGAGCGAACCAGTACGCCGTAGCTGGTCATATTATCAAAGGTGCAGTTGGCCGTCGGCACCTTGTCAGACCCGCGATACTGATTAATGAATAGCGAGTTCAGAACAATGACATTGGTAGCAACGTTGTTACCAATAAGCGACTTCGACGTATAACCGCCACCAACAAAAATGCAGGCGTTTAGTACAGGGTTGTCTGCGTAATACGTGACCTCGTAGCACTGCATCCCGACCGCATCAATCTGCCAACCATCGAGGTCAACCCTAGCGTAGACTGGGCGAATACCCGGATACGCATGCGAGTTAGCTTCCGCGTAAAAACCACCATACGGTGAACCACCATGCCCTTCGCCGTCGGCTACGCGAAGGGTTACGTAATTTGTGTCGTCGGTTTCCCAGCCGTGAGCCTGCTTGACCTCTTCCCCGGTCAGTTGATGACCAGAGGCCCAATCGTCAAAAGCATCTAAATAAGCATCATCACCGCTCGTTGTTAGATCAAACGCTTCTGCAGCAGACCATGTGCTGACATCCGTATAGGTGGTTGACTCGTACCCACTCGGCGCGGTGCCGTCAGTTGTCAGTGCCCACTTATAGACAGCCATTAGTCCGCATCCAATTCAATAGCTGGGATTGCTATCTTCAGAAAATCCACTTCTGATAACGTCGACTCAAGGGCTGCATTGTCAGTAAACCAATCCAGGCTTATCAATCCACGATGGAACCTATATCCGTACAGGTCTGACAGTTCAGGGACTTTGATCACCATCAAGCGGCCATGCCATCGGGCGGGCTCTTCCTGCTCTATGAATCGCGTATAACTTTCACCCGTGCCCCATGCCGCGCCATCAGTGCGCACTGATATGATCCGCCCGGTGTTGGTTGCTACGCAGAATTCCATCAGGTCAAAATTGCGTCTACTGCGATGACAATAGTGGCAACGTCTGCCGCCTCGATTGGCGTTACCGCCTGCGCCTCTGGGTAGGTCATATCCCCGCCAGCAGCATTAGTGGTCGCTTTGAGAGCAGCGGCAATCTCGCCATACTTTCTCAAGGTTGCTTTGTGGATCGGGCCAAGAGTCGCAAGCGCAGTCTTGCCGGTATCAAGGTTTGCTTTCCAGGTCGGAGCGGCGTCAATATCTCCGCTGTCGATCAAACCCTTGACCCTGGTATGCAGATCAATCAAGTTGCCGAAAAACCTCTCAAGCTGAGCGAAATCAACACCCGGTTGCTGTATGACAACCTTAAATTTGTTCAGTGATGCAGGGATTTGCCGACCCTCTCGCCATGCGCGCTCTTCTGCAATGTGCTGCGGTGGTGTTACTAAATCAGGCAATGCCATTATCGTATCCTCAAAAATCTCGGTAAATCACAAAGCCATCGTTATCCGATATGCCGATGAAGACTCCAGGCATTACTACATCCCACTTGGAGTAAACTTTATTGTTGCCTGTCGAAAGATCATCGCCGAGGGCTTCAAACCTTGTAAATTCTCCTGTGTGCGTGTCATAGCGAAGAATTCCATTGGTGCCATCCCATCCAACAACAATGCCTTCAGAAACAGCAAGGCCATATTCGGCAGGCCATTCCGGCGCTGGGACTAGCTCAGTCACTGGGCTAGCCACGCCATCAATCGCTAAGTTGACGTGATTAAGTACGCCGTAAGGTGAGGTCACATAAACGTCACGTCCCTCCATCGTCATTACGCCGCCAGACCCTCCCCACACGGCCCTTGGTATTCTTGTTACTTCCCAGGTGAAGGGGTCTACCTCGTGAAGCACTCCACGCACACCTAGCACTAGAATCTTCTGCCTGCCTGTATCCCACTCGGCTTTCGGGTATCCCTCGTTATAGCCAAGGTAATCATCAAGCGGCAGCCCTTCATAGCCGCCTGAGTCTTTCCATATCTGCAGCATGTTGTTCTGCTTTACGGGTGACCACTGGCATTTATGACTTCCGGTAGGGACATAAGACCTGACGCGAAGCATCGCAGTTGCTTCAAGTGGTGGGACATAGATCAAAGAGTCGTAATTATGTACGCCGAGCGGACCCTGTTCTAGCTCAACACATTGCCGAACACCATCACCATCTTCGTCTACAAGATTGGGGAATGGCAGCAGCGGCTGAGCATAGTCAAAATCCCTGGTCCAGGTAAGTGTTCCGATGTCGAAGCTATAAACACTGTTCGCCCCAATGTCCGAATGACCACCTGGAGCGATTAAACGCATAACGCCATTGCCACGGTCGAAAGACATTCCAGACCAAACATCTAGCGCCTTGTATGAATTGCCGCACTTAAGCATCTGGCATGCCTCAGTGCCATCATCAGGAAGCAATATTGGCGTTAGTGCGGTCCCAGGAATGCGGCGGATCTCACCTATCGGCGGGACAAACGGCAGAAGCGCATCAGTCCAATTGCCAGTGACAGGCGGATCTACTGGCGTTTCCTCAATCTCCGGTAGTCCGTAAACATCGACATCGATACATTCATTGCCTGAGACCTTGCCTTGGCACCAATAATTGAACGGGTAGGTGTACCAAAGCTTTTCAAAATCGCCGGTCACATTCTCAAAGGTAATCCTTGCCTTGTTTGACCAGCCATTAGGAACGGCCAATGGGAAACTACCAGGGAGCCCTGCCCCCGCTGTTCCGAGTCGCAGAGTCTTATAGTCGTCTGTCATCAGGTTGAGCGAGGCGTGCCACGATGGATCAGCATGCGCCAGCAGTTCATTCCACGTCTCAAAGCGGTTTAGTTGCCACCACGCAACAAGAACATCGCGCACCCTTTGCGATGCCCTCGGGTAGGTACTCCGCACACCCCACGCATTACATGGTGGCTCGCCAAGGCATGTCAGCTGCATATCCTTGACCACGGTTTCGATCATCGGGAAATCCCAAGACGCAGGATTGTTGTAAGCCTCTGTGCCCCACACCAGTGGAATGTAGTGGTCACCGTCTAGCCTACGGTCTAACGTCTGAATGTCTGGCCGCTGGCGAAGCGTGGCCGCATGGAAAGCAGAACCGGAATGCTTGCGGTGGTAGACCACGCGGTTACTTTCAAACTGCGTTGACCCATTTGCGTAGATGTCTACAGGAGGCGCACCATAAATGTCGGCACCCCTGGCGTTTTTAACAATCGTCCCGTCGCACTGAATGTTGCAGATCACATTGTTCTTGATCAGAGCTTTTTGGGCTATCGAGCGAAGAGCATGCCCGAACCCCGGCGACTCGATGAGGTTATTTTGTATATTAGCAAATGCAGCATTATCAATGTATATCGCATGCTGATTTTCACCAATGCTGAATGTCGAGTCCATTATTTCGACATATAAATGCTTTGCCCTTGATGACGTGATAATCGCATGGCTTGCCCATCTCGACATGTCCACGTCATGAGCAATTACAAAATGCTGGTCATTAGGAACACCAATAGAATTGGTACTGATGTTCTCAATAAACAGCCCGCCGTTTCTCAGCACCCCGGCGTATGATTTATCAGAACCGAGATAAACCATCTGCTTTTCACCGCTCGGGCCATTGGTGCCTTTTACATGAATGCATCCAGTAATGTTGCGTAGAGTCAGCCGTGTATATTCCACACTCGGGTCATACGCTACTTCAATTTCATGATCCCACGTACCAACGGGGCCACACATATCCGTAATCATCTGCCAGCCTTCCTCCGGCGAGGCAAAGGCAGGCTGCGGATAATCGGCATATTGCCCGTTAGTGTCAGCAACCAGCTCCGAAAGTGAGCCAAGCATAGTGTAGGTTGGCGGCTCTACCGGCGGATCGATAATGATTGGTGGTGGGTCAATAGGCTCAGGATCAACGACGACAGGAGTGAGGGTGTACTCACCGGCTGGCAAAGGCTCATCAAGTACCAGTGTTGCTGCATAAATCCCGGCGCTTAACGCAGCACAGCATACCAACGCAAGTATTTTCATTTGATTCTCCTATCAGCTTTGCCGCGAAAGTAGATAGCCATCAATCCGCCAATGATCGAGCCAAGGGAAAGCAGCGCGTCAGTCATCGCTGCAACGTCGGTCAAATCCATCTCAATTCCGGCAAGCAAGGCTAAACTGGCAATCACTGCGGCTGCAGCACTCCAGATAGTTCTTGATGTCCACCAGTCTTTTGAGTCATACATTATTCAGGCCACTCATAGTGGTTTCCATCGTTGAATCTCCCACCCCAAACACCACCAATGCTTTCCCAAAACTTCCCGAGCTTCTTGTGGTGCTTGGTCCGCGTTAGGTACACACCGTCTTTGAATAGGTTTAGGTCAATCGCCAGCCGCTTCTTGTGCTTGCTAAACATGCTGCCATACGGACAGCGTGAGTCCCTGAAAGCATCACCCAAGGTCACTTCATAGCCCAGCACAAAAGCCGCATCTATCAGGCGAGGCACGGCCCGAGCGAACTCTGTTTGCTTGTCGCGTAGCCTACCCATCCGATACCGCTATAACGATTGCGGTCCAGCCTAGAATCAGGCAAGCAACATAAAACAAAACTTCTATCAGACTATGGGGCACCGGCAACCTCCGCCGCGCAATTTATCTGATCGATGTAAAGCTCCCCCGCAATCGCATTCTGCTGAGAACAAAGCTCATTCAATAGCCTGTCCCTGCGCTGACCCATTGCTGCCGTATTCCTGCCGCCAGCACTCATAAACTCGCGGACCTCATTGAAGAAGTCGTCATGATAATGTTGTTCGGTAGAATCACTGATTGCATCCCAAACTGACAACCCAAGAATAATGGCAATCAGAACCCCCGTAATCCACTGCTTCATGATCCCACCCACGCTTTCAGGTCTGGGTAGAATTGCATCAAGGCAATCGCCCCAACCAAGCCCCAGATGATCCGCTCAAGATATACAAATCTATCCTCGTGCCCGTTCAGCCGCTTAGAATGTTGGGCAACCATCGCTTCGATTGCCTCGATTTTCCCGTCACGTAGCCCGGCTTGATAGTCGTGCTCAGATGTCATTGTTATTACCCTTTGACCGACCACAACTGTCCCTATTGTTAGGGATCAAGTAGCGTGCGTGATCGTGCCGATTGCCAATGTCACTGTCTGACCAGACGTAATGCTCACGCTGTCCAGGATGATGTCAGTTGCAGAAGTGCCAACCGTCAACCCGGTAATCACCGCAACACCACTGCCATCCTTGATCTGTGCAGCCGCAGCCGTGCCGGTTGCATCAGCAGACGTATCACTGATATCCGGGTCCATGTCGAAAGTCAGCACCGCGCCTGACACCGTGCCGCAAGGCTCGGTCAGTTGGAACGTGGCAAGCACTGTGCCCATGCCAGAAGTTCCGATTTCTAATGTGCCAGCGCCAGCACCAGCGTCGATATCATCGACAACCGCTTGCATGCGTACCGTTTTCATTGCCGTTGAATATGTAACAGCCATTTATCTTTCCTCAAAAAACCCCGGCCCGAAGGCCGGGTAAATCCACGGGGGAGGGATTAAGCGACGGTACCCTGAATACCGGTCAGCTTGACGCGCAGGGTGGTCTGGGTCGTAGCGACACCAGGCTCCAAAGCACGCGCAGCAGCACCGGTAATGTCACCGGTTGCAGGCGAAGCCGCATTGTCGTCAAACTCACCAGCACCAGACGCAGCAGAGACATCCCAGGTCAGGGTCTCGCCCGACAGGATGACGGCCGCAGCCACTTTTGCAGCAGTGACCTCGCAGTTGGTAGCGATGGTGCCAGTGGCACCACTTGCGATGTCAGACAGGGCAACGTACAGAATGCCGTCGATCGCAACGATGTCATTGGCAGAAGTAGCGGCGGTTGCAGTCCAAA